ACCGGCCGCCGTAATTGGTAACATAATAGAGGCCCAAGGTAAATCGGCCGTTGGTAGTATTGTCTTATCTCCTGTGTGATGGCCTAACGCTCTGACCTTTAGACGGCCTGTGTAAGTAGGATCATTTCTGGCCTCTACTACGCCAACAAACCAAATAAAACCGTTAAACCCTAAAAATTTATCATTCATACTTTTATTTTTTTACCGATATATGTTTTCTTTTAAACAACACGCTATACGCCATAAATGGCCATTTCTATTAAGTGTACGCCGGCCATTGCGTAGAGTTAATCCTTTCTACTCCGGCCTCTAATCCAAGACAAGGCAGTTGCTAAACTGACTTTATCTTTGATATATTCTCTTAACCCACTCTGGCCCTTAAAGAAATATAGTGTTTTTATACTATATAGGGTATCTTCAGCGGCCGCTAGAGATATATTGTATGAGTTTCTAATGTTTTTTATTATATTTTTCATAGTTTGTTTCTGTTTTCGTTGAGGAAGTCTCTCTATCATATTCTCAGCTTGCCACCTCTCATATTTTCTGTTATGGCCTGCTTGGTGGCCTATTATGTCAAAAAAATTTCGGACTCGACTCGTCTCTGAGGTTCTACGATATTAACTCTCCTTTACTCTTATTAATTTCACCAGAGATACTATTTAAGAATCTACTATCTTCTTCGTATATACTTCTTATTTGAGTATCTGATTTATCCTTTAATTTTACTAAATCGGTGTCTGTATTTGTAGGTAACATATTACGAACACTATCTTTAGCACACCTTAAAACCATTTCGTGTTTATTGTCTATACGATTAATTCTATGTTTGACTTGTAATACTAGATAACGACCAGAATAGTATGGATTTAACTCTTGGCTCTCACCTGGATTGACCGGTTTTGCGCTCGGCAAACTAAATGACACCATATCACCAGCGTGTACTTTTGTTTGACCTGGAACGCTTAGGATAAGGTTATTGTTCATTAATTGGCCTCTTTGAGATATACTATTTTGTATTAGTAACTTGTTGTCAACAGGATCATAATTGTTATGTACTTTTGAGTTGGCCGTTGTACTTAATAGTCTTTGTAATGGGTGTTCACTTAAATTCTTTTGTGTGTTGTCAAAGGCACTAAAAGGGTGCATAAACTTTATGCCTGTCTTTTCGCCATCTGTATGTTCAGTATGATAAAACTCAGCAAAACTGCCGTGATAGTCAAAATCTGTTTCTTGTATCTTTTTGTAGAATAAATCACTATCAGTTAGTTTAGAGGCCAATACACCACTTGTTAAGTCTTCTAATATATTAACAGGATCATCAAAACTATAATGCTTAACTGATCTTAAATCTTGTTCTATGTCTCTATTGCCACCTACTCTTGTGTTAGCAGGTTGTAAATGATATTTCTCTACAACAGGTCTGGCTGTATGGCCGCCCACTGCCAACAATGATTCTACTGATCTAAAATGAAAACCACGACTTGTTTCATATAATAAGAAGTTAGCATTGTTATAAAACTTTGATACTGATTGACTTGCTAGAAACTCTATTGCCTTAAATGGTCTTAAATTAGGTATTACAAATTTTGAATTAGTTGATGTTTCTTCTATGAATAGGTTTTTTCTACTATCAAGGTATTTGCCATCATTTAATATTTCTGCTACAGCATTTTCAGTAGGACCTTCAAAGGCTCTACTTATTCTCATTATACTATTTCTATATGCTTCTCTACTTGTAAAATGTACTCTATAAATCATTTGACGACCTGTACCGCCTGATGGTCTAATTTTTTCTATCTTGTAGATGTAATAAGGGTCACTAATTTCTTCGCTTGTATCTATTCTATTTTCTTTATTAGAACCTGGCGTATGAAATTTTAACTCTAGTCTTTCTAAACCTGTGATAGGTAAAACCGTTCTAATATCCTGAGCGTCAGCTAAATCTATTTCACCAGTTATACATTGCATTGTTATATCCTCAACATATGTTAAACCCATAAGTTGTGGTAAGATATTAATTCTTAATGCTTCTGTTGTATTGTCGGGGTCTGATCTGTAGGATATGATATTACAAACTTCTAATCTAAAATCACCGGCATATTTTATTACTTCTTTGTCTGAATTTATGTCTGCCATATCATTATCTTCTAATCAATCTTTCAAATTCTTCTAAAAACATAGGCAAAAATCTTGGCTCTAATAACTTGATATTTCTTTTTTCGTCTTGTAGTCTTCTTTCGTATTCATAATTAGATACTGACTCAGCACCTGATTCTGTATCGTTTACTTCTATTTTATGTTCATAATCAAATGGACCGTTACTTTCTGTATTACCACTTGATTGTGTTTTTTCATAGTGATGTATGCCTTGTGGATTAGAATATTTGTCTGTTACATATTTTTCAAAGTCGGCGTCTGATAATGGCCAACCATAAAATCTATCTGTAACATCATTCATTAACAATATTACCCAAAAATAGTCTGTCGTGCCAAAATGTTTGTAAGATGTTATTTCTGGTTGTTCACCATTAGGTACATCATATAAACTATGTAGAGCAGCATTTGATTTTAATTGTTCTCTAACTTTAATTCTTCTAAAAATATCAGTAACAAGTGTAAATCTTTTTGAATTATCTAGGTCGTATAATAGTTTAGGAAATGTTTCAAAATATTGTGGCATATTAGTATCCTTGTGCTATTGTTTCTTTTGTCATAATCTCTGTCTCTGTAAATGATAGTGTCATAGATATTTGTACAGGAGCAGCGCCATCACCATCAAATTGTCTAAATGTGCTAAACTGGTCACCACCATAATTTACTTCACAACCTGTTAATACACATCTACTAATTTTGTTTAAATAATTATTGACTTGACCTTGATAGGCATAGTGTATTTCAAACTCACTAGGCACTTGAAAATATCTACCACCTGCCACATCAAAATTTAAACTAGGATGCATATGATATTTAAATAATGTTATAATTTTGTTTATGTCTTCAACTTCTTCTTTGTTTCTTGCTGTTAAGTTGTAAGTGTAATTAAATGCTCTATGATTTACTTTTTCAAACACAACTTCACTAAAAGGATTTTCAGCAAAACCTGTTACTTTCGTTATAGCACCACTTACATCACCAGCACCTACAGCCTCTAAAGCACCAACACCAATTCTTTTAGCACCCTCTAATGCCACACCTTGTAAACCTTGTAAGAAAGCGTCCATCTGTGCCTCATCATTAGCAGCACCAGCCATATTAGCAAGTGTCTTAACACCTAAACCTGCCATACCCAATTCAGTAGGTCCATTTGCTACATCATATTTTACCGATAATCCTGGTGGCATATACAATGCTACAGCTGCTGTCGCTACAGAGTGAGTTGGTCTATTTGAAGTAGCACTATTTTTTGTTGGTCTACCAATCTTAACTGCTTGATTAGTTCTACCGTCTCTTAATCTTGCTACATTATATTTTGTTTCTACATCACCTTGACCACCTGGACCTGTGGCAGTTTCAGATACGAAACTAGAGCCAAGCAAATCTTCATTAAATTGTTTATCAGGAAATTTTGAGTGTGAGTTTGATATGATATAAAAAATCATATAATGCCCTTGGTCTGTATTACCTAGGTCTCTTGGAAATTTTATATTTGTAAACGCCAAAGGGTCTGATCTCATATGAGATAGTGGCGCTTTCTTGTCTCTCAACTCTAGTTTAGAGTCTTGTAGCAAGTTTTGTGCCATTGCCTTTGTTTGTTGATTGGTGAAGGAGTTTCTTAACAATCCAGCACCTAAATTAAGTAATGTACCTAGTTTTATTGAAGCCATCTAAATATCCTATATATTAGTAATATTTATATGAGAAAACGATCAACATACAAAGGTATTTACCGACCAAGTAATCCAAAGAAATATGCTGGCGACCCTAATAGAATTGTATACCGTTCTAATTGGGAGCGTAAGTTTATGGTGTATTGTGACCGTAATGAGGACATTATATATTGGGCAAGTGAAGAATTAGGTATACCTTACGTCAATCCTATTGACAGAAAACGACATACTT